GGCATCTCGATGCTCACGTTCACGCCGCTGCTCGGCATGTCGACCGTGGTGAAGCGCTTCCTGCTGGAGAAGCCCGTCGGCTCGCACGTCACACAGATGACGATCGATGACGCGGAGCACTACACGCCGGAGCGCCGCGCGCAGATCATCGCCGGATACCTCCCGCACGAACGCGAGGCACGCAGCAAGGGCATCCCCGCGCTCGGCTCGGGACGCGTGTTCCCGGTGACCGAGGAGGAGATCAGCGAGCACGCGATCGAGATACCGGACCACTGGCCGCGTATCTGCGCGACGGACTTCGGCTGGAACCACCCGTTCGGCGCCGTCTGGATGGCGTGGGACCGCGACACCGACACCGTGCACGTCTACGACTGCTACCGGATCAAGGAGCAGACGCCTGCGCAGCACGCGATCGTGCTCCGCGGCAAGGGTGACTGGATTCCCGTGGCGTGGCCGCACGACGGCCTGCAGGCGAGGGTCGGCAGCGGCGAGCCGACGCAGCTCGCGCAGCTCTACCGCGATGCGGGCGTGAAGATGCTCGGCCAGCACGCGACGCACGCGGACGGGAAGGGCTACGCCACCGAGCCGGGCATCACCGACATGCTGCAGCGGATGCAGTCGGGCCGCTTCAAGGTGGCGAAGCACCTCAACGACTGGTGGGAGGAGTTCCGCCTGTACCACCGCAAGGACGGACTGATCGTCAAGGAGAACGACGACCTCATGTCCGCATCGCGCATCGGCTGCATGTCGCTCCGGTACGCGGCCACGAAGCCGAAGCCTGCGGTCGCACCACGCATGGGCGGCAGACCTACGGGCTGGATGTCATGAGACTACGAGTGGGTGACCACATTCGCGTGCTGACGCACGTCTGGGGGCCGAAGATTCCCGCGGCCGATCGCAACGCGCGCAACGCGCAGCTCATGCCGCACGCGATGCGTGTGAACGAGCTGGAATGGACGCCGAAGGGGCGCCTGATCGTCCGCATGTTCGACGGCGCAGGACGACCGATCGCGCTCACGAAGCGCGAGCTGGAGATGAACGGAGCGAGCAATGGCTAAGACACTGGAACCGCATCAAGAACGCGTCGTGCAGGAGAAGCGCGAGCTGGACGAGAGGCTCGCGAAGCTGACCTCGTTCATGGACGGGCCGATCTATCCGACGATAGACAGGGATGAGCGCTTCAGGATCATGCATCAGCGCTATGTGATGCGCGAATACTCCGACGTGCTCGGGTATCGCATCGCCGCATTCGGAGGCAGCAATGGCTGATTACACGATGACGAAGGGCGGCAAGCGTCCCGACATGCGCAAGAAGGACTCGCAGGCGGCGTGGAAGCGCTGTCAGGAGCGCTGGCGCTACGTCAACGACGTCGAGACGGACAACCTCAAGCAGGCGCGCGAGGACACCGAGTTCGTCTGGGTGCGCGGCAAGCAGTGGCCCGACGCGGAGCGCGCGGCACGCGAGCAGAACCAGCGACCGTGGCTCGAAATCAACCAGATGCCGCAGTTCGTCAACCTCGTCGTCAACGACCAGCGGCAGAACCGCCCGTCGATCAAGATTCGCCCCGGCGACGATGACGCGACGAAGGAGATGGCGGACATCTACGAGCGCTACGTCCGCGCGATCGAGCGCGACTCACAGGCCTCCGCCGTGTACGACAGCGGCTTCGAGCAGGCGGTGACGAGCGGCCGCGGCTACTGGCGCGTGATCACCGAGTACGAGGCGGAAGACAGCTTCCAGCAGGTGCTGCGCATCCGTCGCATCCCCGACGTGATGAGCGTGCGGCTCGACCCCGACTATCAGGAGCCGGACGGTTCCGATCGCAAGTGGGGCTTCGTGCTGGAGGTGATGACGAAGGACGAGTTCAAGCGCGCGTACCCGAACGCGAAGATGCTCGACTTCGGTGACGCCGAGGCGCTGCGCGACAAGTGGATTCAGGGCGTCGACAACAACGGCATCGTCGTCGCCGACTACTACGAGAAGGTCTACACGAAGCGCACGCTGGTGCTCTTCGACAACGGCCGCACCGCCTACAAGGACGAGATCACCGGAGACTTCCCCGAGAACGCGATCGCCGACGAGTCGATGCAGCGCTACGGTGGCGCGAAGATCGTGGACGAGCGCGAGGTGGAGTGCTGCCGCGTCGACTGGCACACCGTCTACGGTGGCGGCATCCTCGAAACGCACGACTGGGCTGGCGTGATCATCCCCGTCGTCGCCGCGATCGGCGTCGAGACGACCATCGACGGCAAGCGTCACTTCCAAGGGCTGATCCGCCGCGCACGCGACGTGCAGACGATGTTCAACTTCTGGGAGACGAAGGCCACCGAGTGGCTCGCCATGGCGCCGAACGCGCAGTGGCTGACCCCGGAGGGTGCGACCGACGGACTGGAGCACATCTGGGACACGGCGAACCTGCGCTACATGAACCGGCTGCCGTACAAGCACGACCCGAGTCGGCCTGCGCCGCAGCGCATCGACGCGTCGCCACCTCCCGCTGGCATTCTGGAGCAGGCGAACCAGTGCCGTCAGGACTTCTACACGACGATCGGCATCTACCCGCCGAACCTCGCGCAGGACAACGACGTCGAGGTGTCCGGCAAGGCGCTCAACGCGCGCACGAAGCAGGGCGACCGGCAGACGTTCCACTTCGCCGACAACCTCGCGCGTGCGATCGAGCTGACCGGCCGCATCCTCGTTGACATGATCCCGCGCATCCACGACGTGGCGCAGGAACTCCCGCAGGTGGGATACGACGGCAAGACGTCCGTCGCGAAGGTGAACCAGCCGAACGCGGTCACGGGCGACGTCGACAACCCGCTCAAGAAGGGCAAGTACGCCGTCGTCGTGGACGTCGGCCCGGCATACGCCACGCGCCGTCAGGAGACGGCCGAGCAGATGCTGATGTTCATGAACGCGTACCCGGCCGCCGCGCCGCTGCTGGGCGATCTGCTCGCGCGTGCGCAGGACTGGGAAGAGGCCGACAAGATCGCCGCACGGCTGCAGGTGATGCTCCCGCCGCAAATCCAGATGATGGAGACGCAAGCGCAGGGCGACCCGAAGTACGCCGCGCTGCAGATGGCGCTCAACAACCTGCAGCAGCAGAGCACGGGCACGATCCAAGCGCTGCAGGGCCAGCTCCAGCAGGCCAGCCTCGCGGTGCGCGATCTGCAGGTGCAGGTGCTGCAGGCGAAGGCCGGTGCAGCGACCACGAAGCTCGGGGCGGCGAAGCAGTCGCTCACGAACGTGGTGGGCCAGCACAAGGCGGAGATGCGCGCGGCTGCGGAGTCGGAGCGTACCGGCGTCGAGCAGTACAACGCGGAGACGGCACGACTCGGGGAGGCGCTCGACTTCCTGCTCGGGATCATCGACGCGCACCAGAAGCAGGCCCAGATCGACACGCAGCAGGTGGCCGCGGAGGCCGCCGCGCTGCAGCCGGAGGCGCGCGACATCGCCTCGGGTGCTTAAAACTCGGACTGAATTTCCCGAATATGGGAACATGGAGTTTAAACGCGGTACGGCTGCGCGCAATCAGTCGGCGGCAACGGAGATAACCCATGCCAGAAGCAACACTGCCGGTCAGCCCGGCGGACATGCAGCGAACGATGATCGCGCGCCAGAACGGCGAGACGTATGACGCCACGGCGCAGTCGGTCACGGTCGATGCAGCCCCCGAACAGACAGGCACCACGCCTGCAGTACCCGCGAGCGGCGAACCCGCTCAGAACGCGCCGGAAGGTGCAGCGGCCTCGGAACCGCAAGCGGAAGGAGCCACGCCAGTCGAAGGCGGCGGCGACGAAGGTGAACCGGCAGCGGACCACACGGAGCCCGAAACTCCAGAGACGCCGCAGCCCGGCAAGAACCACGTCGCCAGAAGGATCGACAAGCTAACGCGTGAGAACGCAGAGATGCGTCGTGCGCTGGAGCAGCTCGCGATGCGCCAAGCCCAAGGGCAGGCGCCGCAGCCGCAACAGCAGGTGCCGCAGCAGTCCGCGGACCCGAAGCCGGACCCGGAGAAGTACACCGACGTGGCGCAGTACATCGCGGACACGGCAGCGTGGACCTCTCGTCAGGAGACGCAACGGGCACTCGGTCAGGTCTTCGGCCAGATGGCGCAGCAGGCCCAGCAGCACCAACTGGTGCAGCAGGCAACGCAGGAGGTTCAGAGCTTCAACGAGCGCGTGCAGCAAGGCTCGAAGGAGTTCAAGGACTTCGCGCAGGTGACGTCGGCGCAGGCCGATGTCGAGGTGGCACCGCACGTTGCGGCGTCGCTGATGCGCGCGGTCGACAACCCCGCTGCGGTGCTCTACCACCTCGCCAAGAACCCCGGCGAAGTGGCGAAGCTGAACCAGATGTCGCCCGAGAAGGTTGCGGTGCGGCTCGGTGCGATCGAGGCCAACGCCAAGCGTCCTCCCGCAATTTCCAATGCGCCGCGTCCGGGCACTCCGGTCACGGCAAAGGGCAGCGCCGCGATCGGCATCAACGACGACATGTCGATGGAGCAGTTCGTGGAGGCGAGGTCCCGCAAGAAATAAAGGCGTAGTGCCATGAGCAACACAATTCTCACCCCGACGATCTACACGATGGAGTGTCTCCGCATTCTGGAGAACAACCTCGTCTTCGCGAAGAACGCGTCGCGCGAGTACGACCCGAAGTTCGGCGTCTCCGGCGCGAAGATCGGCTACACCCTCAACATCCGGCGTCCGGCCCGCTACACGGTTTCGACCGGCGCAGCGCTCGACGTGCAGGACTACACCGAAACGAGCATCCCGCTGACGCTCACCACGCAAGCGCACGTCGACACGACGTTCACGACTGCCGACATGACCGTCTCGCTGGACGAGTTCTCGGATCGCGTCCTGAAGCCGGTGATGCCCGCGCTCGCGAACAAGGTCGACTTCGACGGCCTCGTCAACGCGCAGAACACCGTCGGCCAGCACGTCGGCACTCCGGGCACGCTGCCCGCGACTGCCGCTGCGATCCTCGCCGCGGGTCAGATGCTGGACGAGCACGGCACGCCGCGTGACGGCCAGCGTTCGGCGGTATTCGATCCCGCGTCGCAAGCCGCGCTGATCGGCGGCCTGTCGGGCCTCTTCAATTCGCAGTCGCGCCTCGCCGAGCAGTTCGAACAGGGCGAGTTCGTGGATGCGCGTGCGACGCTCGGCTTCCTGCTCGCGATGGATCAGAACGTGTCGTTCCACACGGTCGGCGCCCTCGGTGGCACGCCCGCGGTGAACGGCGGCTCGCAGGGCATCACGTCGGGCTGGGCGAACACCACGTCGCTCGTCACCGACGGCTGGACGGCCGCGGCCGCGCAGCGCCTGAACGCTGGCGACATCTTCACGATCGCTGGTGTGTACTCGGTGAACCCGCAGAACCGCACCACGACGGGCCAGCTCCAGCAGTTCGTCGTCACGGCCGATGCGTCCTCGGACGGCTCGGGCAACCTGACGGCGGTGATCTCCCCGGCGATCATCTCCGACGGCGCGTTCCAGAACGTGACGGCGGCTCCTGCCGACGGCGCGCTCATCACCGTCGTGGGCACGGCTGCCACCGCGTACCGACGCAACCTCGCGTACCACAAGGACGCGTTCCGCCTCGGCACGGCAGACCTGATCGAGGTCAGCCAGTTCGGCGCGTGGGGTGCCCGCAAGAACTACAAGGGCATCTCGATGCGTGTCGCGCGGCAGTACCTGATCGCGACGGACACGGTGCCTTGCCGCACGGACATCCTGTACGGCTGGGGCACGGTGTATCAGGAGCTGGCGACGCAGGTCGCAGGCTAATCGATCAAAGCCTCCGCAAGAGAGGCCTCTGCAGCACACGACGCCCCGGTTGGACCTTGAAATCCAATCCGGGGCGTTGTTCCGATCATCCAACCACAGGAGCACCGCATGTCTTTCGGATTCGAACAGCAGAAGTTCCCGATCCCGCGCGTCGAAGCGCCGGGAACGAAGCACGGCGTCATCACCGCGTTCCCGAAGTGGAAGTACCACGAAGATTACGCGCAGGGCCTCATCGTCAACGACGCAGCCGAGGAGATCGAGCTGGGTGACGGCTGGGTCGACTCGCCCGCAGAGTTCGGTGTCGAAACGCATCCGGGCGCGGAGAAGCTCGTAGCTGGCGAAGGACGCCTCGCTTCGGTGAAGACGGCGCTCGCAGCGGTCGAGAAGGCGAAGGCCGATCGCGAGGCGAAGGCGGCGAAGGCGAAGGCGAAGGCCGCGAAGGAGTAACGCGTGGCGACCGCAGCCGACATCATCTCGGACGCGTTCCTCGCGGCCGGTATCGGGGATCAGTACAACGCCCTCGATGCGAACAGCGCAGGTGTCGGCCTGCGGACACTCAACCGGCTCCTGTCGTCGTGGAGCAACGAGTCCCTGATCGTCTACAACCAGACGCAGGACAGCTTCACGATGACGCCGGGGCAGGCGGCGTATTCGACCACGCTGCTGACGTCGCGCCCGGTCGAGATCGCGCACGTCTTCACGCGTCTCAGCAACGTCGACATGCCGTGCGAGCTGATCGGGCCGGAGGACTACGCCCTGATCGGCTACAAGACCACGCCCGGCATCCCTGCGAAGTGCTACTACAACGCGGGCTTCCCGAATGGGACGCTCACGTTCTTCCCGGTCCCGTCGGGCGCGTACGAGTGCTTCGTCGGCTACCGGGCGCAGCTCGACAGCATCGCATCACTGCAGACGCCGATCTCGCTGCCTCCGGGCTACGAGACGGCGCTCGTCTACGGGCTGGCAACGATGCTCTGCCCCATGTTCGGCACCGATCCGACTCCGACGTGCATCTTCCACGCGAAGAACGCGAAGGAAAAGATCAAACCGGCCAACGAGTCGCTGAACGAAGTGCAGCTCGGCGTACCTCTGCGGCGCGGCCTCTTCAACATCTTCTCTGGGGAATGAGCAATGACTGGTAGCGTGAATCTCGGGCATCACTCAAGCGGTCCTGACCGTCACGAATTCGACACGACCGGCACGATGGTCAGCGTCGATGACATCGAGGCGCTGTCGAACATCGTGATCGTGGAAGCCGAAGTCGAGGAAGTCTCGAAGGGTGGCATCCTGATCGCGGACGTCGGCGAGGCGCAGAAGGTGCGCTGGGGCCGCGTGCTGAAGGTCGGTCCGGGCCGCGTCGAGGACGGCACGTTCGTGCCCACGACGGTGCGCGTCGGCGATCGCGTGATGTTCGGCAAGTACGCGTCCGCGGGCGAGCCGATCAAGATCGGCGTCAAGGAATACCGCCTGTTCCGCGAGGGCGATCTCTTCGCTCGCGTGAAGGGCGATGCCTGATACCGCAATCACGGTTCCCGTATTCGGGTTCGGCGTTGGGACGAAGAGTCCCAACGTCTCCGCCCAGATGCGGGAGAACCTCTACATCGAGAAGCCTGACGATCCCGACAAGACGCCGATCGCGCTCTACGCGCGGCCGGGGCTGAATAACTTCACGAACGAGATCGGCGGCACCGTCCGCGGTGCGATCGCGAACCCGACATTCGCGGAGGGCGACGCGGTCGTGTTCTGCATCGCCGCAGCGGGCGTAGTCCCGAGCGTCACGCAGCGCTACCTCGCCGATGGCGCTGGAGATGGACTGGCCGGTGCCGGAACCATCCAAACCTCCGAAGGTCCAGTGCGCGCGGCGCAGCTCGGCACGCAGAGTCTCTTCGTGGACGGCGTGAGCGGGTACATCTACGACTTCGACCTCAACGACGTCACCGATCTCACCACGCTGCCGTCGGCGGCCGACTTCCCGTACGGCACGAAGAGCGTCACCGCGTGCGCGTCGCGCATCATCGCCGTCGACCCCGCAGAGCTGGGCCGCTTCCGCTGGAGCAACGCGGGCGATCCGACGACGTGGGACGCGCTCGACTTCGCGACCGCGGAGTCCTCGCCTGACGTGCTGACGGCGGTCTTCGAGGCCTCGGGACAGCTCCTGCTGTTCGGCTCGCAGACGATCGAGTTCTGGGCGCCTTCGGCGTCCGGCGCATCCGGCCTGCAGGCATTCTCGCGCGTCGGCGGTGCGAACATCCAGTGGGGCACGACGTCGATCGACACGATCCGCAAGTGCAACGACTCGGTGTGCTTCCTCGGGCGCACGGGCGGCGGCAACCTGCAGGTGGTGCAGCTCCGCGGCTACGAGGCGCAGGTGATCTCGACGCCGGACGTCGAGTACGACATCGCGCAAGACCCGACGACCGGCAGCGCGACGGCTATCTTCGCGGTCACGACCGGTCACGCGTTCTACATCATCAACCTGTCGACGCATTCGTGGGTCTACGACTTCCGCAACGGGACGTGGGGGAAGTGGACGACCGGAGGCTCGCGCTTCGCGGGTCAGTGGTCGATGTCCGCGTTCGGCAAGCTGATCATCTCCGACTACCGCGACGGGCGCATCTACACGCTCGATCCCGAGACGCTCACCGACGACGGCGAGGTGATCGTGCGCGAGGTGATCAGCAAGCACGGCTGGGCGAACCTCGCGCGCCTGTCGCTGCGTGAGCTGGCGATCGACTGCCAGACCGGCGTCGGCATCAACGACGGTCAGGGCGACGACCCGCAGATCATGCTGCAGTGGAGCAAGGACGGCGGGCACACTTGGGGCAACGAGGTGTGGCAATCGCTCGGTGCGATGGGCAACTACCTCACGCGCACCGTGTGGCGCAACCTCGGGCGCTCGCGCGACTGGCTCTTCAAGCTCCGCGTCACCGATCCCGTGAAGACGGTGATCATCGGCGCCGCGGCGATCTTCAAGCCCTGACATGCCCGCGCTCGTACCCACCCCGGATCAGATCATCGGCGGCCGCGACGTCACTCCGGCGATGCGCCAGTGGATGGACGTGCAGCTCACGAATGCGGTCGAGTTCGACAACGACATCACGACGCTCGAAACGGACGTCGCGGCGATCGAGGCCGAGATCGCGAACATAGCCACGCCCCTCTACACGAATGCGCTCGTCAATGGCGCGTTCGACGTCTGGCAGCGCGGGACGTCGTTCAGCTCCGGTGCGGGCGTCGTCACGACGGTCGATCGCTGGCAGATCATCCGCGGCGGCGGCGTCGCGAATGGGGAGGTAACGCAGGGCACGCCGCCCACCGGGTTCCGGTACTGCGCGCGTGTCGGGCGCACCGCGGGCGACGCGAGCACGCAGGTGATCTTCTTCTCGCAGTGCCTTGAGACGGCGGACAGCATTCCGATGGCCGGGAAGACGGTAGCGCTGTCGTTCCAAGCACGCGCGGGTGCGAACTACTCGGGCGGCGACATGGTCGTCGGCATCGCCACCGGCACCGGCACAGACCAGAACGTCTTCTCGGGATACACCGGACGCGCCGATCCGCTGACCGGCGCCGCGACGCTCACGACGAGCTACCAGACGTTCACCTACACGGCGACGATCCCATCCACCGCGACCGAGCTATGCGTCTACTTCGACTACACCCCGAGCGGCGTCGCTGGGGCGGCCGACTACGTCGAGATCGCGGCAGTGCAGCTCGAAATCGGCAGCGAGGCGACGTCGTTCGCGTACGAGCCGTTCCAGACGACGCTCGACCGCTGCGCGCGGTACTTCCAGAAGTCCTTCCCGTACGCGACGACTCCAGCGCAGAACGCGGGCACCACCGGGGCTCACGTCTTCTCCGGGCGCGTGGCCGGTGCGGTGGCGAACATCGTGGACTCGGTGCAGCTATCGCCGCGAATGCGGACGACGCCGACGGTCACCTTCTACAACCCATCGGCTGCGAACGCCTTCGCGCGCAACTTCACGCGCACCACGAACGCCACCGCCACCTCGACGCAGGCGCTCGGCGATACCGGATTCGGGATGTCGGTGACCGGCATCGCCGGGTGGGCCGTCAACGACCTCTGCGGCGTCAACTGGACCGCGGACGCCGAACTCTAAGCGCCCCTTTAAGCACATAGGATAGAACCATGGCCCTCGAAGATTTCACCTACCTCGTCAACCGCTCGCTGGGCGGCATCACTGACCCGAACGACCCGCGCGTACTCGCCGGGCTCGACGCCATTCGTCAGTACGATCCGCTCGCGAACCTCCGTCCCGTGTACGGGAGCGAGGGGAACCTCACCGGCTACTCGGTCGACTACGACGCCTCGAAGCTCCCCGGCGTGGACGGCACCGGCTCGCTCGGCGGCATCTCGGGGCACGGCACGGGCGGCGACTTCATGCCGCGCTTCTCGACGGTGCAGGACCAGATGGTTCTGAAAGACCCGAGCGCGACGCAGCAATCGGGCGTGTACGGCAATGTCACCGACAACACGAACATCGAGAACCCGATGACGACGCTCGACTGGCTCGGACCGCTGCTCGTCGCGGGGTTCGGGCTCGGGATGGGCGGGATGCCCGGCATCTACGAGGGCGTCTTCGGGCAGGGCGCGTTCGGCGGCGGCGGTGCTGCTGCTGGCGGCGCGGCCGCGGCGACGG